GTAACATGAAAAGAAACAATAAAAACTTACCCAAAGGTGTGACACAACAAGCAAATATTGGTGTGATTAATTTAAGCACATATACTTCACCGGAAGTAATTGAAGTAAAAAATAAAAGTTGGGTTGATTACGGCAGGGATAACAACTATTTTGGTTTCCTTATTGATCGTTTTATGGGATCACCTACAAATAATGCAGCTATTAATGGAATAAGTTCTGCCATTTACGGTAAGGGATTAAACGCAACAAACGCAAATAGAAAACCCGATCAGTATGCGCAAATGGTTTCAATTTTTGGGAAGAATGTTGTAAGAAAATTGTGCTATGATCTTAAATTAATGGGGCAATGTGCAGCGCAAATAATCTATTCTAAGGATAGGAAGAAGATTGTTAAAGTTGAACATTTTCCAATTGAGACTTTAAGGGCAGAAAAGGCAAATGAAAAAGGTGATATACCTGCTTATTACTATTTTAAAGATTGGGCAAACATTAAACCATCAGATGAACCTTTGAGAATACCGGCATTTGGAATGTCAAAAGATAATATTGAAATTTTTTATATAAAGCCATACAAAGCAGGGTTCTACTATTATAGTCCAGTTGACTATGCCGGAGGGATTCAATACTGTGAGGCTGAAGAGCAAGTAAGCAACTTTCATATAAACAACATTCGAAACAGTTTTAGTCCCAATATGCTCATTAATATGAATAATGGGATACCAAACCAAGAAGAACGGCAATTACTAGAAAGCAAAATAGCATCTAAGTTTTCGGGAACAAGTAATGCAGGTAAATTTATCCTAAGTTTTAACGCAGATAAAGAATCTGCTGCTGATGTGACACCGATTCAATTAAGTGATGCACATAACACTTATCAATTCCTTTCTACTGAAGCTACACAAAAAATAATGGTTTCACATCGCATTGTGTCACCTATGCTTTTGGGTATTAAAGATAATAGCGGATTAGGAAATAATGCTGAAGAAATAAAGACTGCAAGTCTTTTAATGGACAACACTGTAATCCGTCCATTTCAAGAACTTATGATTGATGCATTTGATGAAATACTAGCGTATAATAATATTGCTTTAAATCTTTATTTTGTCACCTTGCAACCGTTAGAATTTACAGAAGTTGACACAACAATACAAAGCCAAGAAGACGTTGAGGAAGAAACAGGTGTACAAATGTCATTAAAAGCCTATCCTTGGGATAAGTGCATAAAAGAACAAACCGCAAAATACGGTGCAACGGCAGCCCCTAAGATTTGTGGGTACATTAAGGAAAACATGGGAATCAGTTTAAAAGAAATTGATGGAACTGTGGCTTTTGAAACCATAGAAGAAGCTGAAAAAATGGCTGAAATTATGGGGTGTGAGGGACACCATACACACATGGAGGATGACAAAGAATGGTTTATGCCTTGTGAATCACATGATGAAGCTATTGATCTTAAAAAGCCCTGTTATGATGGGTATGAAATGATAGGAATGAAAACCAAAAACGGTAAAAAAGTTCCTAATTGTGTACCCATAAAAGCAAGTGAAGAGACACCCGAATTAACAGATGAAATGGGTGATGAAATACTTGCTGAATTAGAAGGTGAAGTTATCACAGATGAGTGGGAACTAGTAGATGAAAGGGATGAAGGAGCAACTGAACCAATAGAAGAATGGGCATCAAAATTAATTAAACCCAAAAGATCATTATTTAGAAAATTAGCTGATGAAATAAAAAAACCCACTTCTAATTATGTGAGTGGTGTTAATAAAGAAAACATTTTTAGTGTTCTAGATAAAGGATTATACAAAGTAAGATATAAGTATATTAAAAAATCTAGAAAGCCAAACGAAGAAGGAAACAAATCAAGACAGTTTTGTCAAAATATGATGGCTATTGCAAAAAGCGGTGTTATATACAGAATTGAAGAAATTGACAAAGCTAGTGCCGAAGGTGTAAACAAACAACTAGGACACAAAGGGAAGGCTTACAGCCTATTTAAATTCAAAGGTGGCATCTATTGTCGACACGCTTGGAAAGAGCAGTTATATAGGCTTAAAAAAGGTACAGAAAAAAGCGATAAACTAAAGGATTACAACAAAGTAAAAAGCGTTCCAAAAAGCTATAAGCCAAAACCCAAAGGATGGAAAGACGCAGCAATAGCACCGGTAAATATGCCAAATGAAGGAGCATATCCAACTAAAAAGAAATAGAAAATGGCAACAGTATTATTCATAAATCGCACCGACTTAGTCAGAAATTCTATCTTAGATGGCAATGTTGACACAGACAAATTCATACAATTTATAAAAATCAGCCAACAGATAAACATTCAAAATTATTTAGGCTCAAAATTGTACGATAAATTTACAACCATAATAGGAAATGGAGACATAGACACTGCCCCCTTTGCTGATTATAAACTTCTTTTACAAGATTTTATTCAACCCACATTAATTTGGTTTGCCCAGGTGGATTATCTTCCATTTGCTGCTTATCAAGTAAAGAACGGTGGGGTGTTTAAACATACTTCAGAAAACGCTGAGACGGTAAGTAAAACAGAAGTGGACTATTTAGTGGAAAAAGCAAGAACACACGCTGAGTGGTATGCTAGAAGGTTTATAGATCATATGTGTTTTAATCAATCAAAATTCCCAGAATACACCACAAACACAAATGATGATATTTACCCCAGTTATGACGCAACTTTTAACGGATGGGTTCTGTGAATTACAAACCGAAGGAAGAAAACATTAAAAAATTAAAAAAGTTTTTATTAAAACTAAAAAAGAATGGCTAGTTTATTTAATCAACAAATATCAGCAACATATCAAGGGTTATTAAAAACCACAAGCAATGGAATTATTACATCATCACTTGCACAAATTACAGATGGAAGTGGAAATGGATCACAGTTGTATCTTTCAACTACTGGTATTAATTTTTATAATGCGTATAGTTTTCCAAATGCAGATGGTTCAGCGAATCAAGTTTTAAAAACCAATGGATCGGGTGTTATAGCTTGGGCAGATGATAGCCTTTCAAACACATTAAACTTTATAGGAACAAGTGGAACAGGTTCGGTTCTTTTAAGTACTCAAAACTTTTCAGTTTTAGGAACTGCAAACGAAATAGTAACAACCGCATCAAGTCAAGCAATTACTTTATCTTTCCCAACTGCAGGGGTTACTTTACCCAATGGATCAGTAGCGACTACACAGGCTGCTAGTGATAATTCTACAAAAATTGCCACAACCGCCTATGCAGATGCTCAAGCAGGTACAGGAAATAATATATATAGGGTTGTTAAAAATGTTTCGGGTGCAACTATTAATATTGGTCAGGCAGTCTATTATGTTGATAGCACTGCATCCCCAAAAACAGTATCATTAGCAAAATCAAACAGTGTGTCCACAATGCCTGCAATTGGTATTGCAGATGAACAAATGTTAAACAATGCACAGGGAAATGTTTTAGTTTTAGGTGTTTATACTAAAAGTTTTGGAGATATTAATGCTGAAATTTTTATAAGTGATTCAGTAGCAGGTGAGTATAAAGTTGCATCACAAATAGGCAATGCGTTAGTAAAGCAAAAAATAGCGGATGTAGTTTCACCTACTAAATGGAAAGTTGTAGCTGATCCAACCACTGTCACAAAAACAAGTGAAACCCCTAATGCCAATAGTGCAGCTTTTTTTAGCAATGGAAATACTTTAAAAGGAATAAATGCTATTACTTTTAACCCAAATGGAACAATAAATATTGATCCGACCGGTGAAACTATAATTAATGGAACTTTTAAAAAGAAAACATCAGGGGTTTTAAATTACACATTTCCTAATGTTGCGCCAACGGCTAACCAAGTTTTAACAGGGGGTGCAACTACTGCAACTACACTAGTTTGGGTTTCGCCTACAATTGGGACAGTAACAGGTACAGGTACAACAGGGACTCTTTCAAAATGGGCATCAGCATCAAGTTTAACAGATAGTTTAATTGTTGAAGCAAGTTCAAATGTTACTATCAATTCAGCATTAATTGTAAATTCAGACAAGACTATACTTTTAAATCAACCAAATACAGAAAATCCTGCAGATTTAACTAATTATATTATTGGGGGCGGTTCTGCAATGACAACAGGAAGCAGCAATATAGGTTTTGGGTTTGGTGTTCTTAATTTAAATGAAACAGGAATTGCAAATACTGCTATTGGAAAAGATTCTTTAAAAAATAATGTAGATGGAGACAGTAATACTGCCGTTGGGAATTTTTCTTTAAATTTAAACACATCAAGTCATAACACTGCTTGTGGCACGGGTACTTTAACATTAAATACACTAGGTAGGTATAACACTGCAATAGGTGCTGATGCAGGAAGTGCAATTACTACAGGTTCTAAAAATGTAATTATTGGAAGTTTTAACGGTCGGAGACAAGCAAGTAATATTCCCACACCGCCCATAATTGAATATGATATAAGAACATCTTCTAATAATATTATTCTTTCAGATGGTGATGGGAATGTAAGGCAAGTTATTAATAGTAATGGTAACGTAGGAATTGGAACTACTTCGCCATTAACGATTAATGGAAATGCATCAGCAGGTAGCGGATTGCACGTTAATGCTAGTAGTGGGTTTGGTGTATCGGTTCTAGATGGAGCAGACGGTTGTCAAATGTTTTTCAATGATAGGGGAGCAGCATCAAATTCAAGATTATGGCGTTTGTTGTGTAACGATGGTTCGTTCAGTATAAATTCAATGAATGATGACATTAGTGTCAAATCCTCTGCCTTAACCATCGCATCGGATGGTTTAGCAACTTTTAGTACTATTGGCTCATTTGGTAGCGGATCGGGCAGTAAGTTAAATGTTGGCTCTGATTCGGGCGGTGCATTTCTTGAGGCTACAAATAGTAAAACTTTTAGGATATTAACAGGGGGTAATGATACATTAAGCATTGCATCAAGTGGTTATATGATACAAGATACTTCTGCAAGTACATCTACGTATTTTCAGATAAGGGATCGGGGAACTACTCGGGGTTTTTTTGGAACTGCTGATTCGATCATTACAACGGGTAGCACAACTAATTCTGAATTTATTGTCCGATCAGAAGCAGATTTTGCCATTGCTACGGGAGGAGGAACTAGAAGACTTGCAATTTCATCGATTGGTGATGTGGGGATTGGTCATAGTGGTTACAATGGCTATAGATTAATGACTAGGGGTGTTGACACTACTAGTTCTAATTTTGCTTTTTTTGCGGAAAATTCAATCACTCAAGGGTTGTTATCAGCAAGAAATGATGGATATATTAGATTCAATAACATTGGAAGTACAAGTCCTTATCAATATGCAGTTTCGGGAAGAGATGCAATTCTTAATAGTAGTGGTGAGATAGGTACATCTGCATCAATAAGAAAAGCAAAAATTAACATTGAGAATGAAACCGATGTTAGTTGGTTGTATGACTTAAACCCCGTAAAATTTAATTATAGAAAAAAAGATGAAAAATTAAATTATTTAAACGAAGCAGAGGAAGAGCAAAGGCACGGACTAATTGCCGAAGAAGTTGAAGAAGTAAATACTGATTTTTGTTGGTATAACGTGAATGAGGAAGGCGATAAAGATTTAGCGGGAGTTGATTACAAAATGTTAATTACTCCAATGCTTAAAGCAATCCAAGAACAACAAACCATTATAGAAGATTTAAAAGCACGAATTGAAAAATTAGAATTATGAAAGAAATAGAACCAATAGATGTATGGCTGAACGGAACAACCAAAACTGCCGTTAAATTACAAGCACACGGTACAAATGTCAACTTAGGAAATAGTGCTTCTTTTTATTGGCAGTTGATGACAGTAAAAGGTTATCAAGTTGCAAACGGTAGCCTTGGAATTAGTGGTGAAAAATACGCTGCGTGGGGTGCTAATGATAATTACATTTACACTATTATAGCCGAAGATTTAAACCTAGTAATTGTAGGTGATTGGGTAGATAGTGAAGATTAATTATCTTTGAAGAAAAAAAATATGAAAATTACAGATCAAGAATTAAAAACACTACAAGATCAAGAGAAAAAGAAGAATTCAATTGCTCATGATTTAGGAGTATTAGAATCAAAAAAACACGATCTTTTAAAATTACTAGATGATGTTAGAGAACATCAAGATATTACTTTTGAAGATATACAAGAAAATTATGGAAAAATTAGCATCAATCCCGAAACGGGAGAGTACGACAAAATTAAGGAAGAAGAAACTAAGTAAAAATATTAGTTATTCTGAAGGAATACATTCTGAAACTGCTAAAAAATCAGGAATCAGCAATGAACCAACAGATGAGCATTATCAAAATATGCTAGTTACTGCGGACAGGTTATTTCAGCCACTTAGGGACTGGTGTGGGCATCCAATTAGGGTAAATAGTATGTACAGATCAGCAGAATTAAACAAGGCTATAGGAGGCTCTAAAACAAGCCAACATAGATTTGGACAGGCTTTAGATTTAGACACTTTAGGAAGTAAATCAAACGCTGATTTATTTAATTGGGCATCTGAAAATCTTGATTTTGATCAGTTGATTTGGGAATTTGGAACAAATGAAGAACCGAATTGGATTCATATTTCTTTTTTAAGTGAAAAAGAGAATAGAAACCAAAAACTAAAGGCAACAAATCACCGGGGAAAAACAAGATATTCATTAATCTAATGCCAATACCTAAACCAAATAAAAACGAAAAGCAGAAGGATTTTATGATTAGATGTATTCCCCAGTTAATGGGGGAGTACAAGAAAGATCAAGCCATTGCCATTTGTTATCAAAAATACAAAGACAAAAAATGACACAATTAAATGTAGATGTGGATGGGGATAAAAAACCCGATTTTCAAATTGATTTTAAAACCTTAATATTAGCAGGTGGTATTATTTTCTCGGGTGCATCATCTTATTTTATGTTGCAAAGTGAAATAGAAGTTGCGAAGACTTTGCCAAAGCCTATTATTTCACAAGATGATACAAGGGTAGTAAATCAAAAATTAGATTTTTTAATCAGAGAATTTGAAAAATTTGAATTACAAACAGACAAAAGAATTGAAGATTTAGAACAAAGAGTATTTAAAAAATAGAAATTATGTTAAAGACATTTTTAAATTTAATTGAAACATTTGTGCCTGTTGGGGGTGAACTTCTTGAAAATATTCGTGCAAAGGAAGGGGGCATTAATCGTTTTTTTGCTCCAAGATTTATCAAGCAAATGATTAGATTATTGGTGGCAGCAGCAGCCGTTTATGCATTTGTCACAGGTAAAATTTCTCTTGAGGAAGTGGAAGAAGTTGTAAAGTAAAATTTTTTCATTATTATTGCATTGCTATAAAGGCTACACTTGCACACTAAACACCAGTGCTTGGATCGAGCAAAATATTTCTCCCATTGGGGGGTAAGGGGGGCATTAACTAGATAAGAACCCCCTTAAAGGGGTTCGTTTAATATGAAGAAACTAACAAGGAGTAAACTAATCAAAAAACTAGACAGTGTATTTAGCCAATACATTAGAAGAAAAGATGCCATTAATGACATAGCAAAATGCATTACTTGTGGTGTTGAAAGACATTGGAAAGAACTACAATGTGGACACTTTCAAAGTCGAAGACACTATTCAACCCGGTGGGAAGTACTCAATGTAGCGGTGCAATGTATTTCATGTAACCTATTCCAACATGGGCAGCAATACCTTTTTAGCAAATACCTAGATAAAACCTATGGTGAAGGCACATCAAATGAATTGTTTTTAAAATCACAAATACTAGGAAAATTTACCACAAAGGAAATTGAAGAAATGATTGATAAATATAAAAATTTGTTAGATCAGTTAGATTGATTATATTTGAAGTGTAAATAAATAAACTGTGGTGGTATATTTTTTTTAGATAGACTCCTATCTAAATATCTGTTTAAAGGGGAAAATTAATTTTTTCCTCTTTTTTTGTTTAATAATAGTATTATTAAATTTTTATTTCATATCTTTGATTTATAATTAACAAACAAACAAAAACAAAATGGAAAATTTAAAAGTCGGACAAAGAATAAGGTTTCAAATTGAAGGAACAAATGATGTATATACTAGAAAAATACATAGCATTTATATACCAAAATTTAATAAATCAATTATTAAATACAATACAAAAGGAATAGGTGGGGGTTATGCATCTGAAGGATTTTCAGTTGAACCACATGAAATAATTAAAGCATACTAATTCAATGGGGGGTAAAACCCCTTTTTTTTATGGAACAAAAAACACCAACACCATTAAATGTCCTTTATGAAAAATCAACCGATCCAAGCAGGGATAGATTTTCATTTGCATTTTCAACAGATATAAAGGATTGGATTAAATCAAGGCAAAGACGATACGATCAAAAAGCGTACAAGATTAAGAAAAAGGAATAAATATATTTTTAAAATAAAATGTTTATATTTGTTAAAAAAACTATGAAACAAATAGTAAACATAGAAGATTTAAAGTATCAGCACAAGGTGCAGATTCAAGAATTTCAACTAGTTATTTACAAGTTGGAAAATAAGATTGAAATGCTACAAGCACTACTTCAATCTAGGGAAAATCCCGAACAGGTTAAATTTTAAAACAGAAAAATGGATATATCACTAAACCGCAAGTTATCAGAAATTCAAACAGAATTAAAAGTTCACAAATCACAATTCAATAAGTATGGCAAATACTATTATAGGAGTGCAGAAGATTTTACAGAGGCTTTAAAACCTTTTTTATTACCACACGATGTTACTGTTACTCTTAAAGAAAAGTATTTAGGTGATCATGTAATAAAATCAACTGCTATCATAAGTGATGGAGTGCAAAAGATTAAGGCTACTGCAATAGTGGAAGTAGATATGGATCAGAAAGTAAATATGTCAATTCCTCAAAGATATGGAACTGCAAGTAGTTATGGTAAAAAATACGCATTAGGTAATCTTTTCTTAGTTGATGACACACAAGATGATGATGCAACAAACAAACAAAAAAAACCATTGATTAAAGGCACACTTTTATATAAGCAAGTAGTAGATGCTTTAAAAGATGGATCAAGAACTTTAGATAAGATTAAAGAAACATTAATAATATCTGAAGAATTAGAAGTAGAATTAAAACAAATATAAATTATGGGATCACTAGGCAGTTTAAATATAAGGGTAGACAAATTACCCAAAGAAAAATTTGTAAAAGGTAAAGATGGGGCGGTGTATTGTGACATAACGTTTTCAATAAATGATGACACAAGATACGGAAATAATGTATCAGCAATGATTCCCCAAACTAAGGAAGAACGAGAAGCCAAAAAGGCAAAACAATACATAGGCAATGGCAAAATCTTTTGGACAGATGGAAGTATTAAAATTGCTGATAAGGATGAACTTGCTAAAAATTTAAATAGTTCTCCTTATGACGATAAGACAGAAGATAGCGGATTACCGTTTTAAGTTTAGGGGGATTAAGTTCCCCCTTTTTTTTACATAAATTACACCACACATGACAGATATTGAACTACAATTGGCTGAAACCTTTTGTAAAATCGACAACACCAAAGAAATAGAATACCCACCAATTGCTTTATCTATAGGCACTAAAGTTATTAGCACTAAAAAGGGGAATGAAGTGGTTGATATTCCTATTGGAACTTATGGGAACTTCTCATTTATACAAGCACCCCCAAAAAGCCGAAAAAGTTACTTTGTAAGTTTGCTAGTTTCAGCTTATTTAAGACATAATAACTTTGTAGGTAACATAAAAAGCCATAGAAAAAATGAGCAATTACTTCATTTTGATACAGAACAAGGACACTGGCACAGTGCAAGGACCTTTAAAAGGGTAATTGATATGTGTGGCACATCAGATGGGTATCACACTTTTGCTTTGCGTACGCTTAACTATTCTCAGCGAATGGAATTTATTGAATATTGCTTTATGAAACACAAAAAAATAGGAATTTGTGTAATAGATGGAATAGCCGATTTAGTAAGTGATGCAAATAATATAGAACAAAGTAATGATTGTGTTCAAAAGTTGATGAAGTGGAGTACTGACTTTAAATGTCACATCATTACGGTGATTCATAGCAATTTTGGAACAGACAAACCTACCGGGCATTTAGGATCTTTTTTGGAAAAGAAAGCAGAAACCCAAATATCACTTGAAAAAAACACAGTACATTCAGATCAAACAATTGTAACCTGTAAAAGAAGCCGGGGTTTCCCTTTTGAAAACTTGTCATTTAAAATTAATACCTTTGGTTACCCCGAAATAATAGAAAATCTTTATGATCCCCTCGAAGGCACTTGAAAAAATATTTAAAAAGAACACTCAATGGATTGATATTGTCAAATCTTTTGGTTGTAATCGTGACACATCACAAGACATTGTTCAAGAAATGTATTTTAAGGTTCAGAAACGATTAGAGAAAGGTACAGACATTCAATATAATGAAGATGATATAAACTACTACTACATTTTTAAAGTTCTTAGATCGCTTTTTTTAGACTTAAAAAGAAAAGAATCAAAAGTTAAAATAGTTGAACTAGGAGAAGTTGAAAATTGTGAATTAGATATTAATTATGAAGATGCGTATGAAGCAGTGACTGAAGAAATAAACACCTTGTTTTGGTATGATCGAAAAGTATATGAAATAATAGATAATGGTAAATCTATTTCTGAACTTTCGAGACAAACAAATATTTCTTACTACTCACTATATAACACGTACAAAAAAGTTAAAAACAAGTTAAAGCATTTGTTATGAATTACAAATACCCTAAATCTTTTTGGAAAATAGCGGAGCAGTTAGGACATGCAAGAACTGTGATGGATGAAAAAATAATTTTAAACAATCCAAAATATGAAAGGGGATCAAGGAGGGAACATATAGATAAAATAGGGGTGTTGGGTGAATTAATTGCAATGGATTATTTAACGAATAAAAACATTGAATTTACAATGGCAAACCTTTTAGAATTATATCCTGTTAAAAATGCTGACTTTGTTTTTAAGAATAAAAAAATAGATGTTAAATCTACTTTGCACTTTGAGAAAGCACACATTTTAATTAATGATGAAGCGCATGAAAAAGGATTAGGTATAATTGAAATTTATTGGATTATCTATATTCTTGATGAAACGAATTGCGAATTTTATTTTGTTGACTATGATGATGTAAGCAAATGGGATTGCAGATTATTTAAGTATACAAATGCTTTTTACACAAAACGAGAAAATTTAAAGAAATGAAATTAGGGGATTTAATTTATTACATAACCAAATACACAGGGATAAAAGCCTTGGTAGATTGGTACAGTAAATACACCGGAAAAGATTGCGGATGTGATGAAAGACGAGAAAAATTAAATAAGGTAAACGGAATTAAAAGATGGTAAAATTTAAAAAAGAAGATTTAATTGTTTGGGATGGCTTTAGGTCGGTTAATAAATCTGTGATTAGCCACGATGAATACATTATGATTTGTAAATTTCATGCACACTATTTTGAACACAAACTTGAAGAACCCTGTAAGTGCGCACCCAAAAGAATAAACCAGTTAATAGCTGATTTAAATAAAATGTGGGAGCAGTCAAAAAAGAAACCTAGAAAGAAAAAGAAAGAAGAATAGTTTATTAAACTTTTTGTGCATATCTTCGTTACTTATTAAACAAAACAGATATGGAAATTATAAACGATTTATTAACCGCATACAGTAAAGGATTTATTACTGATGATGAATGTGTAGAAATGTGTGATTTATACCAAAACACTATTACCACGATAAAACAAAAACCAAATTACGATTGGGATGATGATCAAGTATCTAATGATTGGATGAATGATCTTCACGAAACACAATATGATTATTAAATAAATAAGGGAGTAAAATCCCTTTTAAATAAAACAGATATGGATAATTTTATAGAACACATTTTTGGAGACGTTATGAAAGATGTTGATAAATTAGTAACTGATGCAAAAAAAATTGTAGACAAAAAAAACATGAAAGATTCAAGCCTAATAAGACAAAAGAAAAAAATACACGGAGCATTGTATGTAATTGAATGCCCAACCTGTGGAAATTATGCAGCATCTTCAGAAGATTATAAGTCATTACCGGACTGGACTGTGTGCCGAGAATGTTACCCAACTAAACTACTAAGTGATGTCATACGAATGGACTACCGCAAACGATTTTCAAAATTTGGAAGTAAATCAAGCTTATAATAAATACCTTAAAGCAAAAAAAGCCACAAATAACCACACAGAATACAACCAATGGTTTGAATATTGGCTAGATTATTTACACTTAAGAAATAGATATGGAATATACAAATGAATTTTTAAATTATGAAGAGGGAATAAGCAACTGCTGCAGCGCAAAAGTTATAGAGCATTCAGAAAGATGTGATGCTTGTCAAGAAAACTGTGAAGTAGTAGCAGAATGATTTTGCTTGTAGATGCCGATAGTTTGGTTTTTGCAAGTTGCTATCGACCAAGGGAAGATGTTGACACATTCTATACAAATCTAGATGATGTTATTCACAAATTTGATGAATCATTTATGAAGATAGTAAATGATCTATCTGATAGGTACGAAGTAAAAGAAGTGTTAACCTTTAATAATAGCAAAGGCAACTTTAGAAAGCTAATTACACCCACTTACAAAGCAAATAGGATAGGACAAAAGAAACCCCCAATGCTTAAAGAAATGCATGACTATGTT